AAAGCACTACCAGTTATAAGTTTATGATTAGCTGATGTAATAGTATCTGCATCAACATCAACAGTAGATGATGATGAAGCGACTTCGATATTAGAAGTTTTCCAATTACCTGATAATGTAACTGTAGGGGTTTCAAGTGTATGAGTACCTGCACCAGTACCAGTTATATTTACAACAGTAGGAGTATCAGCTATAGCATTAGCACGACTTGTTGCAAGTCTAATTGTATCAGCATCATCTCTCACAACAAAATAAACAGTATTATCTGTGAGACCTCCGACAGAAGATGATCCTTCTTGGAAGGTTACACGATGACCTTCTGCTAAACCATGATTTAATATAGTAATTGTATCATCAGTAGTATTTATATCAGTAGGTCCAAAAGTTTTATCTATGTGTTCTTGAGGTACGTCCTCGCTTTTACCAATATTAGGGCTATCTGTTGTACAATAAACTGATAATGTATTTGGACTATTATATCCGTTACCTAAAGTGAAGGTAGTTATATTAGCACTACTATCATAAGTTAAATCAGCAGAAGCAATAGTTGTTTTGGTATCTAAATGAACTCTATTTGTATCAGGATCAGTACCTATTAATAAAGTATCATCAGCTAATTTCAAGTCAAATCTTTCTAAAGTATATAAACTTGAATGTGGGTCTGAGTTTGGACTCAATACTGCATAATAAGTATCATCTAATATTGTATGATAAACAACAGGGTTAGGTAATTCCCATCTGAACCATGCAGATTGGGCACGTTCATTCCCTTGTTGATACCATTTATAACCCCAGACTTCTTTTGAATTTGTATTTCCAGATAAGGTACCGTCAACTGCAAATAGAATTAAATTATTTTCATTTGATTCTGTAGGTAAAGTTATATTATCTGGGAATAATTTAGTTATAACTTTACTTTGCTCAACAACGTCAGGATCTTCTCTTGGGTTAATGTTACCCATTTCATAGTACCTTGCATTTTTACCAGTACTATTTAAGAATCCTATATGAGTTCCTAATGTAAGTGGTTCAGTATCTGAATTAAAAGCATAAGAAGATAAGAAACTAATTTGAGCAGTTTCAGGTGTAAGCAAAGCTTCAGCACCAGAGCTTAATAGGAATTGTTCACTAGCACTAAATATAGCTAAACCTGCATTAACTTCAACAGCATCATATAATTGAGTTGGATAAGTAGAACTTGACTGTAAATCAACAGGGTCTGCATTAGAAATTGTTAAAGCAGTTTTTGCCCAAAAATTATAGAAGTCATTAGCTCTAGACAAAATAACATTTTCACCACTAAGTAGACCTATTCTATTTCTGAAGAAGATTAACTTATTAATAGTTTGATCGACGAATGACGGTTTAGGGTTACTTACATCATCACCTGCATCTCTCTTACCCCAATCAGGATAACCAAATCTAAATGCACCATTACTATAATGTGTATTATCGCCACCGTTAATTGAGAAATAACCGTATGTTATTCTTTGTGCATTATTGCCTGTACCAGTTATACCAACAACAGTACCAGCTGTAGCATTAGAGGCTGAATCTGCTAATGAAATTGTATTATCATCGACTTTAATTATATAATATACTTGTAAATTATTTAATCCAGCGATAGCTGTACCACCATTACGTTCGTATATAACTACATCACCTGTTGATCTACCATGAGCAGTCATGGTTAATCTATTATTACCAGTATCTACATCAGAAGTAGCTATTGTATAACCAGTACTAGGCAGTACCCTAGTTAGTTTCAAAGGCATGGTGTCCTTATTAAATTCTATTTCTGAATCTGGTTCAGCTACCTCTTCCCATACACCTTCACCAAATACAAACTTACTATACTGTACCCAGTTAGTGCCTGTAATTAATCCAAAAGCAGGATCAGTTACATTGAATGTATCTGTAGATACTCTAGCAATTGTATAAATACCATTTGTTACTGAAGCAGTATTGTCAAGATAAGTAATCATGACCCTGTCATTATTTTCAAAGCCATGTCCAGCATCAGTTATAGTTACTTCATCTGGGTATCGTATTAAATATTGAGCATTATTACCTGTACCAGTAAGGTTTATAGCTGTACCGGCTGTAGCGTTCTCGCTACTAGTTGCTAATGATATGGTATTTGCATCATGTGCTATTATAAAATATTGAGTATCATTTGATGATAAACCACCAATGTCAGTACCACCACCATTATGGTAATACACATCATCACCTGTAGCCCAATTATGACCTGTAAGTGTTATTCGTTCGTTAGATGTATTAACAGAACTAGTTGGAATAGTTGCAGATTGTTCACCTCTTGTCCAATTTACTTGTCTTTGTAGATCATTAGAACCATCAGCTGTTGTAACTTTATTAACTCTAAATCTTAGATAGTAATCATCTTGATCATCACCACTATTAATAATTTTAACAACATAACCATGCCTACAAACACTTGGTAGATCTGCTACATTATTAGCTTCTGTTGTGATGATACTCATCAAAGTTTTTTCTGGTGTGGTAACTACGAATGGATCATTTCTATATAAATGGATACCATTACCAGCAATAGTAGTAGTTATGCCATGAGCAGCAGTACCTTGTGTACCGAATTGACCAGTTTGATTTAACCTTAAACCATCTAAGCAATCTCTAATACCACCTAAAATAGAACCAGCTGAAGCAAAGCCTTGCTCAGATGATGCAGGTGTAGGCGCCGGACGTACACCAGCTATACCTGAAAAACTTGTAACAGTTGAATGGGATCTAATATGAACAGTAACTCTAGCATCATTACCTAATCTATAATCTATAGTATCATTATCATCCCATCCTTCACCACCAAATTGTAAAATTACATTAGGTTGATATGAGTCTATATAATCATCAGCATCATCATTATCTTCTGGTATTGGTTGGCAACGTAAATCTACTAAGAACATTAAGTTACGCCTACCACTTGCTCCTGGGTTTGGAGGTGTAGAGTCGAATTGCCCGTATTCATCATCTTCATCAACCTGAGTATTTGTGCCTGTTTGCTGTTGAGTAGCTGTCGCACCGTTTGCGTTTAATACTCCAGGTACTGCTACCTCTCTCACTGCTAACGAACACTCACCATTACTATTATAACCAGTAACACTACCTGTATTAATAGTTGGGTTGACATATATACCAGTAGCTCTAGTCGAAGTATATTCAGTAGTATCACCTGGTTCGCATATATCTAATGCATATTGTTTACCGTAAGCTATTTGCTTAAGATCTATAAACGCTTCATTAACTAGTTTAGGAGCTTTCTTCTGAACATCTGTTTCCATTGTAACAGTCTTACGTCTGTTAACAAAGAAAGTAGTTTCATTAACTGTTGTTACTTGTATGTCCGATGACTTCTCATCAGTTAAAGCTGTGTTATCTAAATATGTAGCTACACCTGTACCGGGTACATCGTTATAATCAACAGGTATTTCAACACCATCACTACATCTCCATATAGTAACATCCCCATCATTAGCTACTTGACCAATATATTTCTCATCAGTATCTGTATAAATATCAAACCATTTAGCATTAGCACCTGTGTCAGGAGTTATCTGTGTAACTAAGTGACTGCCAGGTCTTTTAATACACTGCCTTACAACATCCGGCACTGCATTTTTTAAATCTACAACTTGACCAGGTAGTTTTTGCTCATCTGGTTGTGTAGATATACCTAAAACATAATTAGGAATTGTTTGTGTTACAGTTGCCATTAGCGTCTTAGCATTGTATAAGGTTTGTAGGGTTGATAAGCTGACTCATCAGGCCAACCAAAGATGGTGTGATCTCCTTGTTGACATTCATATTCCATGCAAGCTGCTCTAGCTTGTAGTTCATATGTAGATAACATCTGCTGTAATTGTGGGTTCTGGACTAATTGTGCAGCTGCTCTACCTGAAGCTTTGTATATAATATAACGTTGGAATGGATGGGGTATATCGTCAAAGTCAAGTAAACTTACTTTATTTACATAGAAATAATCATCATCTGGGAATTGGAATGTATGGTTTACTCTATCATAAAGTTTCCATGTATCACCATCTTTTCTTCTTACAAAATCACGAGTACGATCCCATTCATCTGTCATATCTATACGAGTTACAGTATCTGCAATAACAATTTCATCATTTGAATCTGTACTTTCTTTAATATGATATTCTATATTAAATGTCCAGCCTTCAGCTTGTACATCTTGATTAACTTCTTTTAATATATTATATACAAAAGATATTTCTGGATTATCATGATCAATACTTGCTACTGGAGCTTGACCTATGCTACCCAGAA